ACAACAGAGACGGTGGCTATGCTGCTGTCTCTGTTTTTTTTGTTTTAGGAATATCATGGCAATTACATCAGCAGTTTGTAATAGTTTTAAGCAAGAGTTGCTTGGTGGTATTCACGATCTAGATACTGATGTAATTAAAATTGCGCTGTATACGAGCGCTGCTACGTTGGATGACAGCACTACAGCATACATTACAAGTAATGAAGTGGTAGGTGCAGGCTATGTTGCTGGTGGTAATACGTTGAGCGGTGCTAGTATTTCTTTAGATGGCAGTGTTGCCATTGTAGATTTTAGTGATACAACGTGGAGTAGTGCCACTATCACTGCTAGAGGTGCTCTAATCTATAATAGTAGTAAGAGTAATAAAGCCATTGCTACTATTGATTTCGGTGGAGACAAGATTTCCACCAATGGTTCTTTTGTTGTGCAGATGCCTGCAGCTAATGGCACAGATGCCATTATTAGAATTAATTAACAAAGGTAATAAGATATGGCAAACGCGATCTATCCAAAGTACAAGGAAACTATCCTTGGTGCCGCATCCAATACTAACCTTCTCACCGGAACAGTGAAGGTTGCATTGGTTGATACGGGAACTTATACGTACAACGCAGCACACCAATTTCTGACTTCGCTAACTGGTGTTGTCGGCACAGCCCAGACAATTGGCGCGACAAAGACGGTGACTGACGGTGTGTTCGACGGTGCCGATGTAACATTCACATCAGTAACCGGCAACTCCGTTGAAGCGTTGGTAATCTATGTTGATACCGGCACTGCTGGTACATCCCCGTTGGTTGCATATATTGATACTGGTGTCACGGGTTTGCCGGTTACACCCAACGGCGGAAACATCGGCATCACTTGGAACGCCAGCGGCATCTTCCAGCTCTAAGGTAAATCATGTCGCTGCCCAACGACTCGATTGCTGTCACCCCCGGCACAGGGGCGACGGTTGCTACGCAGCTAGTGTCGGCCAAAGAGTATCAGGTTGTCATGCTGGCAATGCCTGACGGTCACATCAATGGCAGCTTGCCTCAGTACCGTCTGATTTGCCCCAGCCAAGCGGTGGGCGCGAACAAGGTGTTTCTTGACCTGTTCAACGCCACGGGCAGCGGCGTGTCTTTGCGTGTCTTGTCGGCGTACTGCTATGTGGACAATGACACGGCAGTCACCGGCACGCTAGGTGTTGAGGTCAACCTGACTCGCACCACGGCAGTGGGCACGGGTGGTACTGCCGCGACTACAAACGGCACATCGCTGACAGCCATCACTCTGAGCACGATGGACACCGCCAACGCCGCACTGTCGGCCAACATCACGGCGCGGTCCTCCCCCACAGGCGGTGCCACCGCAGGTGCCTTGGTTGGTCAGCGCTGGGTGTTCACCGAGGAAACCTCGGCGCCGTCCGGTATTGCTGGCACCTTGGGTGCGGAGTTTGTACGCAACGAGGGCGCTGACCTGATCGTGCGCGAGAACTCTGGCTTGCGGTTCGTGCAAGGCTCCGTGGCCTCGGTCGGTAACCTGTCGTTCGAGATCACTTTCGAGGTTTTCTAAATGCTGTTGCCGCTGCTTTTAGGGCAGGGCACAGCGGGGCCGGCTGAACAAACGCTGACGCCGGCCCGTTACGACAACGGCCAGACATTCTACAGCGCCACCGTCTCAGCCGGCGCAGTAACGCTTCAGCCGGCTCGTTACAACAACACTAATACGTTCTATGCTGCTGCAGTTGCTGCCAGCAATACGTTATCGCTTGCTCGTTACAACAACACCAGTGCGTTTTATGCCGCTGCAGTTGCTGCTAGCAATACGTTGTCGCTTGTTCGTTACGACAGCACTAATACGTTCTATGCTGCGATCATCAATGCGTCAAATACGCTGACGCCTTCGCGATACGAAAATACAAACACCTTTTATGCCGCAACGGTGGCAACAAGTAACACGCTAATTCCAGCGCGTTACAACAACACCAATACATTTTACGCAGGCACAGTCACTGTAGCAGTTACGCTGACTCCAGTACGATATGACAACGTAAATCAGTTTTACTCAATCGCTGTTGCGTCAAGTTACACATTAACACCGGCTCGGTACAATAATAACAATACGTTCTATTCGGCTACGGTAGCGACAACAAATACGCTAACTCCAGCCAAATACAACAACACAAACGTTTTCTATTCCGCAACAGTCAGCGCAACTAATACGTTGCAGCCGAGTAGATATGACAACACAAACGCTTTCTACTCAGTCACGGCTGCGCCCAGCAACGCGCTGGTTTCTGTACGTTACGACAATGCCAACGCTTTCTATTCGGCTGTTGTCTCTGCAGTAAATGCGTTTACTCCTGCCAGATACGACAACACCAATCAGTTCTATTCTGCGACTGTTACGCAACTTGTTACGTCTCAGAATCTATCTCCAGCGTTCTATACCAATACAAACACTTTCTACTCAGCGACGGTAGGCGCAATATATGTCCTAAACCCATCTCTAGTAACAAATACGCAGACGTTTTATAGCGCTACAGTGCAGGCAGATAATAATTTGCTGCCGAGCCTTGTTGTCAACACGCAGACGTTTTATAGCTCGACTGTCTCCATAGACATTACGCTACTTCCTTCGCTGTACACGAATGCTAAGACGTTCTATTCAGCGAATGTATTGGTAGAGTATGAACTACTCCCTGCGCTGCTAACTAATAGCAATACACTCTACACTCCTACAGTTGTTATTGAAGATTATATTCTTCAACCGATAAGGTACAATAACGCACAGACGTTCTATCAATCCGATATAAGGATGGATGAACTTGTTGTTCTATCTGGTGTTTCTAAAACAGCGGTTATTGGAACACCGATATTTTCTCTGGATTGTAGATTTGATGTTTCAGGATATGAGTTAACAAAAAACTTTGGCAGTGTTACCGTCAACACCACTGAGTTTAATTTTGAAGCTGTAAGAGATAGCTTCGATAAAAGCAGGATTGTTTATGTTGAACCAAAGACGCCTGCAATTAACAGATATGTTTACGTTGAAGCTCAGCCTAGAGTAGTGCATATTGAAACAAAGCCAACGACTATTGACAGAAAAGTTGTTGTGGCAAGAGAGGTTAGACAAGTGTACGTAAGTCGTGGTACAACGAGCAAAGACCGCACAGTAAATATAGGAACTTAACATGTCGTATCGGTGGCCTAATAAGGACAAAGATGAACAACTTGACTACAGCGTTGATTGGTCACGCTGGTTGGGTGATGGTGTCACTATTGGCAGTGTAAGCTGGTTCGTCGATAGTTCTACTGGAGTGAAGACAGCGTTTACATCGGGTAGCGTTGTTAACGGACTTCAGAATGTTGCCAACACTAATACCAATACCGTTGCCACTATCAATCTAGCACTTGGTACTAACAATATAGAATATAAAATTTATTGTCGCATTACTGACAGTAGCGGCTCTATTGCGGAGCGAACAGTAAAACTTCGCATTAAGGAGCAATGACATGGCATATAACTATCTAGAAATTACCAACGCTCTGCTTCGTTCTTTGAATGAGGTTGAACTCACCTCTGCCAACTTCCTTACTGCAAAGGCTTTTTATGCCCACGCTAAAGATGCTGTCAACAATGCTTTGCGTGACATTAATCAAGCTGGACAGGATTGGCCTTTCAATCACGTTGAGCAAGAAGACACGTTGACGGCTGGTGAGAATCGATATAGTTTTCCAACGGATGCTTCTAAAATTGATTTTGACAGCTTCCGCATTAAAGCAGATAGTACGTTTGGAAATGATACGGTGCGTCTCAAAGTAATTACGTATGATGATTATTTGAAGCACTACGTGGATCAAGAATACACGGCAGACACTTCCATTCGCAATGTGCCGTCTATGGTTTGTCAGGCACCTAGTGAAGAATACATTGTAATTCCTCCACCTAGAGAAGCCTATGAGCTTGTCTATGAATACTATCGTATTCCTGTTGATCTAGTTAATCCGACAGATGTTCCATTTGTCCCTGAGCGATATAAGCATGTCATCCTTGACGGTGCTAAATATCACGCTTATATGTTTAGAAGTAACGAACAAGCTGCCAGTATTGCCAAAAGCAAGTTTGAAGAAGGCTTGAAGAGAATGCGAACCGTCCTTATCAATAGGTATGAGTACATCACTTCAACGTATATTCCTCAAGGTACTATGCTTGTTACTGGATCGAGAATAGCCTAAATGGATAGGTGGCAAACATATCAGTTTGAATTCCGTGGTGGACTGATTAGCAATCTGTCTCCACTTCAACACGGTCTTCAAGCACCCGGTAGCGCTAGAATATTGCGTAATTTTGAGCCATCTATTGAAGGTGGCTATAGGCGCATTCTTGGCTATGTCAAGTATGATAGCAATACTATTCCGTGGGCAGGTAAGCCTGTTGTACAGGGCAGCGGACAAACTGGTACTACGCTGGTATTAGCAGGAGTTTCTGCAGCGCCTTTGGCAGGCAGTACAATCGTTGTTGGTGGTAATACTTATACCATTAGCACTGGCGGTGTAGTCTTTGATGCTCCTAATAAGACTTTGACATTGACGCTGACATCGTCGCTAGTGTCTAGTCCTGCCGATGGTGCTGTTGTCACTTTTGCCAACAGAACAGATGTTGTCAGTACAGGCATTTCAGCTTGGGACGATACTGTCATTGTTGCTAGAGGTTCTGATCTATATAGGACAACAGGGGCAGGATATACACAGATTAATGTACCTGCGTATGGCACAGTGCTTGTCAACGGTGGTTCTCAAACGGGAACTACGTTGGTTGTTGATGGATTAACATCGACACCTCAACAATATGATACCTTCACCGTTGCTGGTATTCAAAAGACGTACATTATCACCTCTGCTGTTTCTGTAACAGGTGGTGGTGCGACACTGTCTATCTATCCTGCTCTAGCTAGTAGTCCTGCTGACAACGCAGCAATTACGTTTACAAGTACAGCGTTTCCTACTGATAGTAAGACTAGATTTTCTAAGTATAAGCTAAACAACACAGATAAAATTGCTGCTGTTAATGGTGTTTCCTATCCTGTCATTTACGACAAAGTTTCTGCTCAAAAGATTGTCAGTTCTGTTGATTTGTTAGGGGTAGAACACGTAGCTTGGTTTAAGAATTGTTTGTTCTTTGCTAAAGACGAAACTCTCATCTTTACTGCTCCGTTCACTGATAACGATACATCTGCCGCTAGTGGTGCAGGAGTTATCAACGTAGGAGGAAAGATAACAGCACTGAAGGTATTTAGAGAACAGCTCATTATCTTCTGTGAACAATCAATTAAGAGACTTGTTGGAAATACAGCAGCAGATTATCAGCTTCAGCCAATCACTGAAAATCTTGGCTGTGCCGCTAGCGACACTGTTCAAGAAGTCGGTGGCGACTTGATGTTCTTGGGACCGGATGGTCTTAGATTTTTGTCAGCGACAGATCGCATTGGTGACTTCAATCTTGCTGTAGCGTCTAAGCCGATTCAAAGAGAATTGGTAGATTTGCTAGATGTATTCTCTTCCTTCACATCTGTCGTTATCAAGAGTAAAAGTCAATATCGTTTGTTTGGATATTCTTCTTCCATAACGCAATCGTCAAGCAAAGGTATTTTAGGAACACAACTAGATCAAGAAGGCATCAATTGGGCTGAACTAGCCGGTATCAAATGCTATGCTGCCGACAGTGATTTTTATCAGCAAAGAGAACTTGTTGTATTTGCTAATGCTGACGGTTTTGTTTACAAAATGGAACAGGGAAACACATTCGATGGTACTACCATTTTTTCTACTTTCGCTACTCCTTTTGTTCCGTTAAATGATCCACGTATTAGAAAAACATTCTATAAGCTGCATCTTTATATTGATCCTGTTGGCACAACAAATATCACAGCAAACGTTAAGCTTGACTTAGATGATAAGGATGTATTACAACCAGACAGCATACAGATGTCAAATACCAATGAGTCTGTCGCTTTTTATGGTGCTACAGAAGCCCGTTTTGGTACTTCCACTTACGGTGGAAAGCTAAAGACCGTGTATGAAAAGCAGATTGTTGGTAGTGGATTTTTGGTATCGTTGCAATTTGTTTGTGATCAAATCACTCCACCTGTGGTGTTTGATGCCGCTACACTCGAATATGCGTCACACGATAGACGTTAAAGGAATAAATCATGGCAGGATATGTACGTAACGATACAACTAACAACATTGCTGATGGCAACATCATTAATGCCTCTGACTTGGATGGTGAGTTTGATAGCATTCAATCTGCATTTGTAAATACCACAGGTCATACGCACGACGGTACTGCTGCTGAAGGCGCTCCCATTACTAAGATTGGGCCTGCACAGGATGTTGTTGCTAGCGCCACTGATCTTAAACCAAAGACAAACAACACAGTTGACTTAGGTACTAGCAGTCTTAGATATAAGAACATATATGCTGCTGGTACAGCATTTGTAGCTACGCTTGATTTGACGAATGCACTAGCTGTTGCTGACGGTGGTACAGGCGCAACTACTCTGACAGGTGTTGTCAAAGGTAATGGCACATCAGCGTTTACAGCAGGCAATGTCAACTTAGCTTCTGAAGTATCGGGTACGCTTCCAGTTGCCAATGGTGGTACTGGTGCAGCTACGTTTACAGCTAATAATGTTCTTTTGGGTAATGGTACTTCAGCGTTTCAAGTGGTGGCACCGGGAACTAACGGAAATATTCTCACAAGCAATGGCACTACATGGACATCAGCAGCGCCTGCTTCTGTAAGCCTCACTACAGGTGTCACAGGAACTCTACCTGTAACCAATGGTGGCACGGGGCTGAGTACATTTGCCGCGCTATCACTTCCTGTTGCAAATACGCTTAACACCCTAACGGCGCTAACCGCTACAGCAGGGCAATCCGTTAGGGTCAACGCTGGTGGAACAGCTTGGGAGGCGTATACGCCATCAACAGGAACAGGTGATGTTGTTGGCCCAGCTTCTGCAACAGCGGATAGCCTTGTTGCCTTTAATGGCACAACAGGCAAGCTAGTAAAACAAGCCTCTACGGTAACGGTAGCTCAGGGCGGTACAGGTGCCACAACATTGACGGGAGTG